GTCATTTACACGCACGCTCAAAATTACGAAATCAGGGGACGAGATAGGATTTAGATATGGGACGACCACCGAAGCCAATCGAAATCAAACGAGCAACAGGTCGCGCAGCTGGTAGAGACACCGGCGGTCGCGCGTTGCCAGAGCTTTCAGTTGTCACCGCTTTACCGATGGCAGATCAAACTCCGGAGCCACCAGCAATGCTTGGCAAGGATGGCCTTGAACTTTGGAACAGAGCATGGGACGCAGGTATCACCTGGCTTTCCCCACAATCAGATCGCGACGCGATCGAAAACGCCGCGAAGCTTGCAGATGTAGTTACAGCTGCTCGAGTCAAATACCTGGCTACGCTAGAGGCAGCGGATGCCAGAGCTTACGTCGCCGTAAATAAAGCTTTCACCGATTCACTTGCCAGCCTTGGCTTTGATCCGGTATCGCGCTCTCGACTTGGAGTTGCCGAAGTCCAGAGAGTTAGTGCAATCGACAAGCTCCTTGCGAAAAGAGAAAATCGAAAATAATGGCAAAAGCCCAGGGGATTAAAGGTTGGCCACCGACTTTCGTTTCACCGTTAACTCCGGCGCAAATGAAAAAAAGTCGTGGCGATGACATCATCGATTTTTCTGAAGCACTTTGCTCCATTACAAAAGATTCAGTTGCTGGCGCTGCCGGCGAACCGCTGATCTTTCGCGGATGGCAAAAAGAATTAACCAAAGGATTATTCGCTGAAAAAGCGGATGGAACTTTGAAACATAAAACAGCACTGATCGGTCTTCCTCGCAAGAATGGAAAATCGGCTTGGCTGTCAGCACTTGCGTTGGAGCACTTGGTCCTTGGTCCCAACGGTGGCGAAACTTATTCGTGCGCTGCTGAAAAGGAGCAAGCAAAAATTGTGTTCGGCACTGCCAAACGCATGGTGGAGATGCAGCCCGAATTATCGGAAATTCTTGATGTATATCGAGACGCAATCTACAACCCAAAAACTGGCTCAGTTTATCGGGCGCTCTCTGCTGAAGCATTTACCAAAGAAGGTTTATCGCCGACATTCGTCGCGTTCGATGAACTTCATGCACAACCCAATCGCGAATTATTTGACGTTATGTCTTTGGCGATGGGTGCACGTCGCGAACCTTTATTGGTTGCGATCACTACCGCAGGGGTCAAAGTAGATCCCACCGGAAAAGATTCATTGTGTTTTCAACTTTATGAATATGGCAAAAGGGTGGCCAGCGGTGAGATACACGATCCAAGTTTTTATTTCGCATGGTGGGAAGCAGACCCAACGTTGGATTATCGCGATCCAGGTGCATGGAAATCTGCAAATCCTGGTTTTGGTGACATCGTTGCCGAAAACGACTTTGCAAGCGCTGTCCTCAGAACTCCGGAAGCGGAATTCAAAACAAAGCGACTTAATGTCTGGACTTCCACATCCGACACCTGGCTACCTCATGGCGCTTGGGACAGCTGTTACTCAGATGAACCACTCAACGATGACGACAAAGTTGTCCTCGGTTTCGATGGATCTTTCAACGGAGACTGCACAGTCATCGTTGCTGTCAAGGTTGATGAAACTCCCCACATCGTTCCACTTTATGTCTGGGAAAAACCGGAAGAAGCCGGAGCCGATTGGCAGGTTCCAGTCTTGGAAGTCGAAGACGCAATTAGAAATGCTTGCAAGAAATACGACGTCGTCGAAATTGCTTGCGACCCCTATCGTTGGGCGCGGACATTCCAAGTCTTGGATGATGAAGGATTACCTGTCGTCACGTTTCCTCAAACAGCATCAAGAATGACACCAGCGACGACTCGCTTTTATGAAGCAGTTGTCAACCATCAAGTAACACATAACGGTGATCCGCAACTTGCTCGACACGTTGGAAATGCAACACTTCGAGTCGATCAACGTGGATCTCGATTGGCTAAAGAAAAGCGTGGATCAACTCGACGCATTGACTTGGCAGTTTCATCAGTAATGGCTTTGGAACGTGCTACCTGGTGGCATGGTCAAGGCGATTATTTACCAGCAGCATTTAATCTTGCAAACTTGGGAGAAAACACAAATGAAGTTCCGACTGTCTTTGAATTTGATCACTTCGATCGCTGAAATCGTTGGCGCAGCTTTAATCGTCACCGGAATTGCAGTAATCGCCGGACGTGGCGCTGGTCTAATTTCTGGGGGAATAGCAACATTGGCACTTTCATTTCTAGCATCGGCAGGTTCTGAATGAGTATTTTAAGACGTGGAATTGTTGGACGTTATCCGCAATTCAACAATTACGTCGCACCGCTTTCGCAGCTCTATGGTCAAACCAATATCACCTCAGCTGCTGGCGAGCGCATCGACGAATGGTCAGCGCTAGGAATCTCAGCAGTCCTCGGTTGCGTTTCTCTACTATCAGACACAGTCGCATCTCTACCGCTTCGCGCTTTCAAAGTAGTTAAAGGCAAGCGAGTATCTGTTGGACTTCCGGATGTTTTATTAAATCCAGATCCCGAATCAAATATGTTCGAATTGATTCACCAAACTATGTTTTCGCTTTCACTTCATGGAAATGCTTACATCCACAAAGATCAAGATAAGCGTGGAAATATCATCGGGCTAGTCCCACTCCACCCTTACCAAATGCAGGTTCTACCAACCGGCGATCAAATTGGCCGTAAGTATCTTCACCTTGGAAATGAAATTGCTTCAGAGGAATTGCTTCACCTTCGCTGGATAACTCCACCACAATCTTTGGTCGGCGTTTCACCTATGATCCAAAATCGTAACTTGATCGGTATCGCTATGGCGATGGATCGTCACATCGGTCAATTCTATGGCGAAGGCGCAACCCCATCATCGGTCGTTGAAACCGATCAAAAGTTAACTCGTGAACAAGCTGCTCAAGTTCGCGACACTTTTCTCAACACTCACAAGCGCCATCGCTTGCCAGCAGTTTTGTCCGACGGCCTAAAGTGGAAGCCAATTACAACTTCCGCAGCCGATATGGAAATGATCGAAACTCGTGAGCAGTTGATTCGCGACATCGCTCGTGTCTTTAGAATTCCATCTCACCTAATCCTTGCCTCTGGCGACAATCAGACTTATCAGAATGTTGAACAAGCATCGATAAATTTCTTAACTCACACCATCATGCCTTGGCTTCGTCGCTTGGAAGTTGGATTGTCTCAACTATTTCCAGAAGGCACCGATGTTGTTTTCGATACTTCACACCTATTGCGCTCCGATGCTCTATCTCGCGCAAAGGTAAACGCTCTGCATATTGCAATGGGCGCTCGCACTCCAAACGAAGTTCGCGTCATGGAAGGTTACGAGACCTACGAAGGTGGAGACGTATTCAACCAAGGTCTTGCCGGCAACGTTACCGCCGGTGGCGATCTTCCAAACCTTGGATCAGATGGAGACATCCAGCCACCGATCATGGGAGTGATTGAATAATGGCTGACACTTATCGCCCGCCAAAAGGTGTTCAAGATGAAGCGAAGATAGCTTTGGCTTGGATCGCAGATGGTAAGGCTGGTCAAGGTTTTACAAATACCGGACGCAAGCGAGCTTCCGATTTAGCAGCTGGTCACTCACTTTCAGCTGAAACAGTTCTCCGGATGTATAGCTTCCTTAAGCGTCATCAAGTGGATAGCAAAGCAACAGGTTTTAATGCGGGTGAAGAAGGATTCCCTTCTCCAGGTCGCGTTGCTTGGAGCGCATGGGGCGGCGATCCAGGACTTAGCTGGTCGTCAAAAATACATGATCAACTCGCCGAGCGTTCGGCTTTCATGAAAGAAGATAACTCAATGAACGATGCCGATTCACCTAAAGTTTTTGGATCAAATGCTTATGGTGTAGCAAATAGCGTGATGGCTGTAGATGCTTCCATCGATGCAGCTCAGACTTTGCTCGAGCAAATCAAAGATGCAAATCCAATAGCTGCTCAAGCTTATTACCTACTCGTCGCAGCAGATAATGCTCTCGATCCAGTTATTGATGCTCTCAATCTCGACGATCCAGACGAAGATGAAACCGAAGAAGAAAACGCAGCTGTAAAGCCAGAGGATTACGCACCATCCGAAGATGCAGATGCAGCCACAAAGATGTTAGACGATGAAGATGATTCTGAATATGCTTGGATCGCCCACAATGGCCGTTCAGCAACCGGATCAACCGATCTTCCAATCGCAGCTCGCGATAAAGCCTGGAGCGCAGCAGCAGCCGATAAGCGTGTTCAAAAATATGCCGGCGGTAAAGATGCAATGGATTGGGAAAAATACGGAAAAGCATTTTTTTATTGCGATGAATCTGACAAAGAAAAGTTGGGAAGCTACAAACTCCAATTTGCAGACGTCGTTGATGGAGAGCTTGTAGCAGTCCCACGCGCTATCTTCGCAGTCGCAGCAGTTCTAAATGGCGCTCGTGGTGGAGTTGATATTCCAGAAGCAGACAAAGAAGCCATCAAGGATAAGGTCACTGCCTATTACGAGAAAATGGCTGAGAAGTTTTCAGATGAAGAAATCAAGGCTCCATTCGAAGGTCGTGCAGCATCGGCTCGAATCGGAGAAGGCACTTATGTATCCTGGTCAACTTCCAATGGTCGCGCTCGTGGTCGCGTCGAGAAGGTAACTTCACGCGGAACCGCATCATCATCCGATGGATATGCGATGGAAGCCACCGACGATAACCCTGTTTTCCATGTTCGCATTTATCACGAGCAAGGAAATGGATGGGTCGCAACAGACACAGTCACAGTTCACCGTTCAAATTATTTAACAATCATCAAGCCACTTCCATCTCCACGAAAGGCTGATCTCCCAATGATCGAAGAACGCAAGACAATGATTCGCACCGCCGAAAAAATCACAATGGAAGCCGAATTGCGTGCAGTTGGTCAAATTGATGAAAATTTCAAAATTGCAGGATATGCCGCAACCTTTAATCAAGAAGCAACCGGACTCAACTTCCGCGAAATGATCGCACCTGGCGCTTTCAGCCGATCACTTTCAACAGATAATCCAGTTTTCTTGCTAGTAAACCATGACACAGATCAACTTCCCCTAGCTTCGACTCAATCCGGAACCCTTCGCCTAAGCGAAGACGATCATGGACTTCGAATGGAAGCTGATTTAGACATGAAGAATCCTCGCGCCGCTGAATTGGCTTCAGCAATCGAACGCGGAGATGTTAACAAGATGTCATTCGCGTTCTCAGTTGGTCCAGATGGGCAAACAAAAGAAGACGGACTCCGCACTTTGACCGATCTTGATCTTTATGAAGTTTCGGCAGTAACTTGGCCGGCTTATAACTCAACAACACTCGGCGCTCGCAGTGCCGAAGAAATCCAAGACCTTGAATTAGCAAAGCGCAAGCTTGCACTCAAGTTCAATCAGTATTCCTTGCGTCAAAAGCGTAAGGCGTAACCCTCGGCGCAACAGCCCCGACGGTCATTCTCACCCCCAACTCACTAGAAAGGGTCAAAATGACTCTATCAGCAAAGCTCAAGGAGCAACGCGACGCTCTAGTTGCAGAGGTTGAATCAACCATCGCAGCAGATGCAGTTGACGCGGATGCTCTAACATCAGCTGAAGCAAAGCAAGACGAAATCGCTTCACTTGATGAGCGTATTGCAAAGCAGGAAGCTGTTGAAGCTCGCACTGCTGCAATCGCAGAATCTCGCAAGGAAAGCAATGTCAAGGTTTTCGGTGGCGCAACAGTCACACGCGAACAAATGACATACGACAAGGGAAGCGACAACTCATTCGTTCGCGATATGATCGGCGCTCAACTTCGTAATGACCAAGCTTCATGGGAGCGCCTAAACCGCCACCAACAAGAAGTCGCAATCGAAACTCGTGACATCGGCCTAACAAACGGCACCGGTGGAGATTTCGTTCCACCAATCTGGTTGATCAACGAATACGCAGAGTTCGCTCGTGCTGCTCGTGTGACAGCGGATCTTGCCACAAAAATGGCACTGCCAATGGGAACCGATTCCATTAACATCCCTGCAATCACTCT